GGTATTTCTAGTTGTAACATCTCTGGCCTCCATGTCTCATTTATTACATCTTCTTTCTAGTTTATCTCAGCTTTTTAAAGCGGCTAATGGTGTCTTAGGAGTTGCATCCTCTCCCAGCTCTTCCAACAGATCTGAGGGGATAATACCATTAACAAAAGCTGCTGCTTTGTCAGCATCGGTAGCTAACTCCATGAATAAAAGATCGTAAGCCGGAGAGTGAGAAAACCTTGTGCTTTGTTCTTTGCTTTTCTCGAAGTAGCGTCCATCTGGAGACTTTTCGCCATAAGAAGAAAGGATTAGTTCTTTAAATAGTGCTACGATTTCAGCACCATTTACTGACTGAACGATCCTTTCAACCTTTTTCATAAGACCACCCTCGATGGATAGCTCCATTTCAGTGATCTCTGATTTCGAAAGATTGAAGTAAAAGTCCTCAGTTCTTTCGGTACCAGCATAATCGGTATACTTAATTGTCTTTTTTAACATGTTTCTCCTTTCAATTTTGGTTATTGGTCTTGCAAGATGAAGACACCTGATTTTGTCTTTCTTCTATTCCCAACCGTTTCAATTGTACAGGGAACCACGTACGATTCCCCTAGCACTCCACCAGATAGCCAAAGTGTTACTGTACTATCATCGAACGATTGTGATTCTTTAGTTAGTCCTTCTGGAATAACGAATTCAACCGATACTATGGTGTCGCCATTCAGCCATTCAGTCCAGTCCCAAAAGTAATCGAGACGGTCATCTGGATCCTTATCAAAAAGTTTCATAAATCTCGGTCCTCACTTTCAACATAAATCGTACGTGATCGGTATTTGATACCATAGATCCTGTTCCTTGGTGGTAACGTTGCGACGTAGTTAAGAACCGGTCTTCCAATCCTTATTGGTCTTGTAAAAACGTCCACACCAATAAGGTCATAGGCAAGAGGATTACATTCGAGAATACCTGCATCGATTTCTATTGGACTGGTAAAAACGTCTTCCCCGGTAAGATCAAACGATGTGAGTTGTCCTAGCATACCGGAATCGATCTCTATTGGAGAAGTGGAAATATCTTCGCCTACCAAGTCAAACTCGGTGTAAAGAATGCCCGCGTCGATCTCTATTGGAGAAGTGAAAACATCTTCAGCTACTAAATTAGATGTCTGCCCCAGAGTACCTACATCGATCTCTATTGGTGAAGTGGAAATATCTTCGCCTACCAAGTCCGATATGGTATCTAAGATGCCGACTTCAACCTCTATTGGAGAAGTGAAAACATCTTCACCAATAAGGCTGTACACTACATCACAACCCAAGATTCCAGCATCAATTTCTATTGGACTAGTGGAAATATCTTCGCCTACCAAGTCGAACTCGGTGTAAAGAACACCAGCATCGATCTCTATTGGACTTGTAGAAATATCATTTCCAACCAGGGCAAACACACAACCTAAAGTAGGCGCGTCGATCTCGATAGGACCAGTTGAAATATCTTCACCTACCAAGTCCGATATAGTATCTAACGTGCCAGCATCAATCTCGATAGGACCAGTTGAAATATCTTCGCCGATGAGGCTATAAACTAAATCGCAGCTTAAGATACCAGCATCGATCTCTATTGGACTTGTAGAAACGTCCTCGGAAATCAGATCCGATATCGTGTCTAGCGTGCCCGCATCAATTTCTATTGGCGCGGTTGAAATATCACTCCCAACTAAAGCGGACACACAACCTAAAGTAGGCGTATCGATCTCTATGGGTTCTGTGCTGACGTCTACCCCAATAAGGGATGATATCGTATCTAGCGTACCCGCATCGATTTCTATTGGACCAGTGGAAATATCATCTGCATCTAGTTGATACGGTTGAGTTAAGGTGCCTGCGTCGATCTCTATGGGTTCTGTGCTGACGTTTACCCCAACAAGAGTCGATATTGTATCTAAGGTGCCAGCGTCGATTTCTATTGGTGAAGTGGAAACATCCTCTGATATCAGATTGGACGCCTGACCAAGCGTAGGTGTGTCGATAGCGATTGGCCCAGTAAGAATATCTACTGATACCAAATCAAACTCTGTATACAGAACACCGCCATCAATTTCTATTGGCGAAGTTAAAACGTCTACCGCAACAAGATCATACGTCGAGACCGCATCAGGAACTTCAAACTCAAAGACGTCCACATAAGCTCGTCCTTGCGATCCTGTTGAGTAATCGAACTGAAGATGAACGATCAAATCCGAGTAATCTGTGATAGCATCCGCTTCACTTATACTTAATGTATAGTTATAATTGGCTTCCGCTTCCAATAATGGTTCCCACGTTTTAATTAACGTAGCACCACAATACAAATGAACATAAAAATAACTAAACCCAGTATATACCATACGGCCGCGAAGATGCAGAATATGCCCCGTGGAAACCATGGGATCTGTTATAGATCCAAGTTGACAAACTACCGTACCATCGCTTTTATTAGGCGAGATGGATGCCACACTATCGTAACTTCCAATTGGTTCGTCAATCACAGACCATGTGGGATTCGACCAACCACCTAATGCGGTATCACTAATTGGTCTTGCGAACTGAGCCATGGTCACCTCCTACGATTGAAAAATGGCTAGGGCACCATATAGCACCCTAGCCACAAACACACTGTCCAAACTCATATTGTTAGGTGGTCGGCGCTGGGATTGTGAAGTCAATCTCGGTCAAAGTCCAGGGAATCCCTGTTGCAACTGTGACTGGAGCGCTGAGATCACATGCCATAAGCAACTTCGAGTCACTGTTATCGCACCAAGCCATATGGCTTGCATCTCCTGGGGCATCAACGACGCCGTCAGTAATTGCAGACTGAACAACCTTCCTACCACTAACGTCACCAGCTTGTGGGGCGCTAATGGTTGGGCTCGCCTTTGTTCCGAGCTTGTAGGTAACTGAAGCCTCGGTGAAAGTTGTTGGTTGTTGACTGCAAATATAACAATTCTCGACAAGTGTGGCCAAAGGGGCTAACCCGTTGTCATAAATGTCATTGTCTACAAAATCAGCCATGTTTAGAACTCCTTTCTAAATATAAAAGGGTTGTAGGGCCCTGGAATCCAGGGCCCTACTCAGGAGGGGGAAAAACGAACTACAGAATTACACCGGGGTGAGCGCCGTAATCACTGCATCAGGGAGGGGCAGTTCCGGATCGGTAGCAACATCACCGAATAGAATCAGCTCGAATGCTGCCAGCTTAGTCGGATCTGCAGTACGACTATCGACAATCAGAATAGACGAGGGTTGGTACCCAGTTACAGCAGGAGGCGTTGTAGCTACTTCCCAACTGAAAGTGTTGGCCTCGGGGCTATCGTTGATCGTCTGATAAGCTTTCTCGGATGGAGAAGCCAAACAGCCGTAAACAAGATGAAGTTTGTATCCTAGTGAATTCCCGGCTACGTCGTTTCCGATTTTGGTCTTATAAACAAGACCGAACACCGTTCTCGGTTGCTGCTGCAGAATAACTTCTGAAGCTGCATCAATGAGTGAACCGTCGCACGCTGCAAATTCATCAGGATAAGTGTACGCCTCGATTGTCAGGCCGAGTTCCTCGGCAGAGATCAAGGTTAGGTACTTGATATTATCGGCATACAGAGCTGTTGGCTCTGCGCCGGAGGGGGCTTCGGTAACACTGATAAGTCCGTTCCAGGCTACGCCTAAAGGATACTCACCGGACCCATCGATTTGATACAAAACGCCGTTTGAAATACCGGTTTCATAAATTCGTTCGCCGGTACCATCCCATACTAATGCAACCATGTTTTACTCCTTCTTCAGTAAAAGATACTGAATACATCGTGATTAAGTTTGTCAGCCACATATCGTCTATTGTGGGCAGCCGTTGGTAACATCGCAACAGCGTCAGGAATAACGCTATCTGGATTGCTATCAATGACGATGATCGTGTATTCTTTCTTCAAATTATACGGGTTATTATCAGCATAATCTGTACGAATACGGCTCCGATGATAAACGATACATGGATAAGCCATACGAAAAGCTTCGGGAGGCTGGAAATATACATTATCACTTCCAAGAACTCCCTCTAGGAGTGTTTGTAGGTCTAATCTATCACCCATTATACACTCCGCTTACCGTCAGAATTAATCGAGGATACTGGATTTCCACATTAGAAACAGCCCATTTGATATCGCGCCATTCCAAATACGAAATGTAATGGAAATTTGCATTAGCGAATGCGTCAGCCAAAAAACTAAATCTATTGTTAATTGTAAACTTTGGATTTAGATTCTCTCCATCACTTATACGCTGAGAATTACGGAGAAGCTCCCCTTTACAACTCTTCTCCGTAACTACAGCTTCGTATACTCCAGGCGAAGTTTCCTCAGTTCTGACATACCCTACTTTACCTTGAAACTTAGCCATTAATCACCTCGATTATACTACGGCCTTTTCGAGAACGATTGCGGACTTCGGCAGGGTTAAAGCGCCGGAGATCCGGGTTTCCAGTAAGTATTTATACTGGTTATAATCGATATCGAAATCGTCGAAGAAATTGATTTCTCCGCCTTTGTCGGCACCGATTGTATAGTCCCTGAGATTCAAGATGATGGCCTGAAGAGTCCATTCAACTTCCTCGTCGTCTTCACGAGTCAGACCTTCCATTACGGGAACCTCGACGATTGCATCAACACGAAGTTCTGCAGCCAATTCCTGAACGGAACGGTACATGCGGCGGTCGTCATTGTCCTTAAGCAACAGCATCGCTGTCAGGACAGATGGGGGCATAAAGCATGTCGGACTACCAGAACCACGATACTCGATACGCGCGGTGATGATGTCGTCAATCATTTCTGATGTCGTACGAGTAGAAACAACTTGCTTGTGGTAGCAATAAACGGACGAATCACCCCAGATGGGACGAACATTTGCGTGTGGAATATGATCATCAACAGCGGTGACAGGATCTCGACCATCGCCCACGAGAACTGCGCGAGCGATTTCCTCATTCAACATAACTCGCATTTCCATCTTCAACCAGACAACGATGTTGAAATCGGTGATATCGATGATGTCATCGCGATCGAGTTTCTGTTTCTTGTACACAGTATGCGGGGTGGTGATCCGGCGAAGAATAGGAAATACTTCTTCAACTTTCAGATTCCCGGTAACATAACCTCGGGCACGGGCCTCATCTGCGGTGATATCCGCATGCAGGGATTTGATGCGGGAGAAAGGAACATGGCGGGTGCCATTAAGAACACCAGTAACCCACGCCATATCTCGAGAAATCCAGGTCGGTTCTTTTGTCACGCCACGAGCATCGGGGAACAATAACTCGAGATTAGCTCGGTCACTACCAACACCATAAGTTCCGGCGTGCTCCAAGAATGCCGCTCCTGCTTCATGAGCTAAGAAAGCCTCACGCATAGAGCCACCACGCCTGGCATTGGCCATAATAACCTTGAAATCATCA